TGAAGATAAGTTTGTCTGGAATAACTTTTCATGTTTCGATGAAGCAGGTTGGGAAGATATTGAACCAGAAGAAGATAAAATAAATATTGCATTATTTCATGGTGCTGTCCGTGGCTCAAAAACTGATACAGATTGGACAATAGAGGGAGAAGTAGATATAGACTTCTTTGATAGGTTTGACTTTGCTTTGCTCGCTGACATTCATCAGCGTCAAATAGTAGATAATCATGGGCGAGTAAGATATCCAGGATCATTAATACAACAAAACTATGGTGAAAACACAGGAAAAGGATTTTTAGTCTGGGATATTAAAGGCAAAGATGACTTTAGCGCTAAATACTATGAACTAGAGCATACATGCCCATTTGTAACAATTGACTGGCAGGATAATGTAAAAGATACTATAGAAATAGCAAAGAGTTTTCCAAATGGTTCAAGATTTAGAATAAGAAGTAATAAATCTATTCCACAATCAGACATAATTCATCTTCACTCTGAGCTGAAACACGAAAAGGAAGCAGCTGAGATAGTTTATAAAATTGAAGAAGACTTTGAAGCTCCACAGATCATAGATGAGGGCTCACCTACATCATATAACTTACGTGATTCATCTGTGCATTCAAAACTATTTAAAAAATTCTACCAAAATGCAGATCTAGACACAGAAAAGATAAATAGTTTAGACAAGCTAATAACAAGATCACTTTCATCTCTATCTAAATCAGATGAGGTATCTAGAAATGCTAAGTGGAACATTCATTCAGTTGACTTTAATAATACTTTTTCATATGGTAAAGACAACTCAATAAATTTTGACAAACTACGTGGTATAACAGGAATTTTCGGCCCAAATAGGTCTGGAAAATCATCAATAATTGGCACAATGATGTACGGCATGTTTAATACAACAGATCGTGGGCCAATTAAAAATGTTCATATTATAAACTCAAGAAAAGGATATTGTGATGTAACAACACAATTTTCAGTAAATGGTAAAAGATACCAAACCGTGAGAACATCAACAAAAAATGAAAGCAAAAAAGGTGTTGTCACGGCAAGGACTGATCTTACACTTGACTTAGTCGATGTTACTGGAAACATTGCTAAAGATATGGACGGCGAACAACGCCGAGAGACAGAAGTAATTCTTCGCAATTTAATAGGAACATCTGATGACTTTCTTATGACATCACTCGCATCCCAAGGAGGTATGAACAACTTCATTGGAGAAAAAGCAACAAAAAGAAAAATGATTCTTACAAAGTTTCTTGATCTAGATATTTTTGAGGGCATGCAAAAGTTCGTAAAAACAGAGTTAGATGAAGTAAATGTGCTAATGAAAGATGTCCCTGATAGAGATTGGGATGTAGTTCTTTATAGCCATAGCACAGACCTTAAAGGGGAAAATGATATTATTTTAAGACTTGAGACTGAGTTATCTACAAAAAGACAACATTTACAAACATTGCAAATCGAATTAAACAAGCTAGATGATGCAGATAGTGTAACTCAAATTGATGTAGACACGCAAGAAGATAGAAAAAATAAGCTTGAAGAAAAAATAAAAAGAATTAGTGGTTTGATAGATGGCAGAGCAAAAACAATTAAAGAAATTCAAGCAAAAATCGACAAGATAGAGTCATTTAAAGAAAATTTTCCTTATGAACAATTAAGCTTGCAAATAAAAGAAATGTCTGAGAATGAAAAAACGCTACTCCAATTAACAGGAGATCTAAAACATCAAAGAGAAATCTTAGATAGAAAAGAAAAATCAATAAACAAACTTTCAGAGGTTCCTTGTGGAGATTCATTCCCTACATGTAAATTTATAAAAGATTCATTTGATGATAAAAGCACAGTTCAAGAGCAAATAGATTTTGTAAATGAATTACAAAAAATACTTGACACTACGCAGCGAGCTCACAATGAGTTTATATCTAAAAAACTAGAAGAAAAATTAGAAAAATACAATGAAGTGTTAAGAAAAGAATCAACCAACAGGGTTGAGCTTGCAAATGAAAAAGCATGCCTTACAACAAAAACTACGGAGCTTACATCTAATGAAGAAAATCTATCTCAGGCAACAACATTACTTGAAAAATTAAAAAGAGAATGTAAAACAGCTGATATAAGCGACGAAACAAAACAATTAAAAATAAAAATATCTGCTCTCAACACTGAAATTAATGATATAGATTCAAAAAGAATGCTCTCTGCACAAAACATAGGGAGAATAGAAACAGAAATATCATCACTAAATACTGAACGTGAAAAATATAGTGAGCTTAAGAACAGATGGGAAATCTACAAACTCTTTATTAATGCTGTATCTAAAAAGGGTATTCCCTTACAAATCATCATGAGCCAGCTTCCAAACATCAACAAAGAAATAACAAAAATCCTACAAAACACCGTCGGCTTCACTGTTGAGTTAGAAGCTGATGCTAATACAAATGCAATGGATATCTACATCAACTATGGTGATTCGAAACGAATTGTAGAATTAGCGTCTGGTATGGAAAAAATGATTGCTTCACTTGCAATAAGGGTAGCGCTGATTAATGTATCATCACTTCCAAAAACAAACATGCTTATTATTGATGAAGGATTCGGTGCACTAGATGAGCTGAATGTAGAAATGTGTGGAAGATTACTAACTTCACTTAAGCAATACTTTAAAAATATAATGATTATATCACATGTTGATGCTGTTAAAGATATTGTTGATAATATTATTGAAATCACTAGTGATAAAAACAACTCACATGTATCACACAAATAAAAAATCAGTTTTAATGGTATAATTGTAATTATGAATAAAAAAGTAGACAAATCGTTATATACAATAATCATAGATGAAAATGATTCAAATCAGGTTCCGCTTTTCTGTGATGTATGCGACCTTCCAATGCTTAGAAATGAAGATGATTCTTCGTTTAGAGAGTTTAAATGTTGTAATCATTGTTCTACAATGTGGGCATACCAAAATAAAGAAAAATGGTCAATGGGTGAGCGCCCAGAACAAAGCGTAATAGACAAAGATAAAGAATTAAGAACAAGAGTGAGTAATAAATTCATTCTTTAATATATTTATAACAAATACAGGATATAAAATGTTATCACAGGAACAAGTTAGAGCCTTAGGGCAAATATTAGATACTACGTTTGGTCGTAGTTCAACAACAGAATCAGCAACTGCTTCTTTTAAAACAAAGTTACAAGGTGAAATGCTTACAGTAACTTACGCAACAATTAGAAAGTTTGCATCTGAGAGTGATCAGTGGGAACAAACAAAAGACTTTGATAAAGAGTCAGCTCAGCTAACTGATAATTTCATGAAAGATGCAAAGAAAGATTTCAAAGAAGCCACAGGCTCTGCTTTGAAAGTAAAAGAGCAGTCATCAATGACAGACTTTGAAGTAATTGGTGTCCAAGGCCATGTTAGTCCTGCAAGGACTGTATATTGCAAGAGAATTACAACGTTTGCAATAACTAATTAAGAGCCAGAATGGCTACCAATCAAAAAACACGTCAAATAAAAGAAATAATAAAATGTGGTAAACAGCCAACATATTTTTTTAATAAGCACGTAAAAATTCAACATCCTGTGCGTGGACGAATATCATTTAAAACATACTCATTTCAAGATGACTGCACGCAAGAATTTATTGATAATCGATTTGTTGTTGTTAATAAATCCCGTCAGTTAGGTCTTTCTACATTAGTTGCAGCATACTCAGTCTGGCTAGCGTTATTTCAAAAAGATAAAAATATATTAGTTATTGCAACAAAACTTGCTGTCGCTCAAAACTTTATTAAGAAAGTTAAGACAGTTATTAGAGAGATGCCAAAATGGCTTGTTCTGCCAGAGATTGTGTCTGACAATAAACAAATGATTGAGTTTTCGAATGGATCTTCAATTAAGGCGGTCCCTACATCTGATGATGCAGGTCGTTCTGAGGCACTTTCTCTTCTTATTATTGATGAAGCTGCTTTCATTCACAACTTTGACACACTTTGGACAGGTCTGTACCCTACATTGACAACTGGCGGTCGCGCAATAATTTTATCAACTCCCAACGGTGTTGGTGGTCAATTTCATAAAATTTATACAGATGCAGAAAAAGGTTCAAATGACTTCAAGCCAATATTGCTACCTTGGAATGTGCATCCAGAGCATGATGATGAATGGTTTAAGTCTACAACTAATAATCTGTCAAAGCGTCAAACAGCGCAAGAGTACCTTTGCGATTTTGCAACATCAGGTGGTGTTTTCTTAGCTGACGATGATATAGAATGGGTTAACACAACTATCAAAAAGCCAATTGATCGTGAAGGTCCCAACTTAAACATATGGGT